GCTTTTTTTTGTTAAGGATGTGTATAAAAAGTACCAAAACAATGAGGTAAATATAGATGGGAAATAAAAATCAAATGCTACACATTGCACTCCAAAATGTCGCAGAAGCTATTGGTCCGATAGAGGTTGATTCGAAAGTTGATACGACAGGCCGTGGTTGGAAGTTTGCGTCGCTCAAAGCACTTGTAGGAGCTATCAAGCATTGTTTAAAAGAACAAGGGCTGATCGTTAGCAACAATTCTTCAACCCGAGTAATTGAAGATCAATTTGTCCTCGACGTGCAAACGACTATAACCCATGTGGATTCTTCGTCTTCTATTACAACTTGCGGATCAAGCGTCTTAGATAGACCGAGTTTTGACCAAGAGTACGGTAAAAAAATAACCTACTGGCGACGGTACAATCTTCAATTACTTCTCAATCTAACCTTTGAGAAAGATCCCGACGACGTAGATGGTCAAGAAGAATCTAACACCGTCAAAGAATTTGTCGCTCCAGAGCCACAAGGAGAGTCAGAAATTATGATTGCCAGCGCAATCTACGACCTAATGAAAACCAAAAACAAAGTAGAGCTTGCAAAAAAATACAAAGAAATAACTCAGGGTAATGATTTCAAGGAACTGGACAAAGAATACAAGAAACGTTTTTCGGCTGGGCATGACATTATAAAAGAGGCAAGGAGTCAGGCTGTTGAAGCAGGGAAGTAGGGAATGGTACGAGGCGCGGATGGGGAAATTAACCGCTAGTGTTATTGGACACATCATGCCAGGTAAACGCGGCGGTTATTTAGCGGCACGAGAAAACCTACTTATTGAACTTCAGAATCAAAAAATGAACATAAGGCGAGAAAGAAGCACTCAATCCTTTCGTTCGAGTGCAACGGATTGGGGAACATTATATGAACCAGATGCGCGGAGAGCTTACGAGTTAGCTACAGGAGATTCAATAGAAGAGATGGGACTTGTTGACCACCCAACGTTGGAAGGATTAGCAGCAAGCCCTGATGGCAAACTGATTTTGGAAAATAAACTCATTGAAATTAAATGCCCATACTCAGATAAGCACGATGCCCTCATTCAGTTAAACCTTGAGGGTGTACCGAAAACAGATACGCGGTGGATCGATCAAATCAATTCAGACTACCAATGGCAGATGCTATGCCAAGCAGCTTGTACCGGAGCGACTGAAGTTGACTTTGTACAGTACGATCCTCGAGTCGAAGAAGCACAGCAACTAATGATCATACCTTTTCCAATAGATCCAGAACGCATGGCGATGATGATGGAAGAGGCCGAAAAATTTATTAATGAACTCAATGAACGAGTTAACAAAAGGAGAAGCATGAATGAATAATAAGAAATTTGATGACGTTGGGACGTTTACTCTGAACCCACAGAGAGAGAAGAAAGAGGATTGGCACGCTGATTGGTCTGGCTCGATCAATATTGAGGGTAAGTGGTATTTTCTAAACGCTTATAACCGTAAAGGTGAAAACGGAGGGTTCCTCTCTGGCAAAATCGGAAAAGAGAAAAAGTCTGAAGGGTCTAACGCAAGCGTGGCAGAGAAGCCAACAACGGCTGACCTTGATAAGTTTTTCAATGACGATGTGCCGTATTAGGAGAATAAAATGAATTTAGAATTTATTCATAGAAGAAAGTTCTCAGCCGATTTAGGTATTACAGACGGCGTTTTTGATGGATGGAAAAAACGGCATTGGGACGAAGGGAAACATTACATTATAGTAGGCAGGCAAATTTTGGTGAACTTGCGGGAGGTCAACCAATGGCTAGACAAAGAATCGTTAGAAAACTTGCAACCGGAGTGTGGCAATTTGGAGAACAAATTCTTATCAGATGGGGGAAAGACAAACAAGAATTGCTCGACAAATCGTACTCGCCATACAATGCAAGGCATATTGAAGCAGCGAAAAAGCTAAGAGCAATCCGCGCAGAAGAAAATAAAATAGGGAAACTAGGAAACGACTATTACCTACTTCCATTTGAATCTGCTGTTGATCGATACCTTAATTTAATCTGTAATAAAAAAACCTATACAGAGATTAAAAGCGATCTCGAAATTTACTGGATACCGAAACTTAAAGGTAGGGTATTAGGTGCGATACATCAGACTGAGATTGACGATATCAAATCTAGCTGGCGTAAAAAAGATGGTAGCCAATATTCTTCCTCTGAAATAAAAAATCGGTTAATACCGTGTAGACAGGTTTTCAAAAAACATCAAATCTGGCCCAACCCTGTAGATGGTATAGAGGTGCAGGCTACGCAGAAGCTACCTGTCGATAAATATGAAGAACCAGAAAGACAAAAGCTAATCTCTGCAGCAAATCGTTTTGACTACACAAGGCGTGGTGATTTTAACTTAATCTTAATTTTGGGGTTTGGGTGCGGTTTAAGGACGGGAGAAATCTTGGCTGTTACAAAAGATTGTTTTAGTGACGGTTTTGAAGATGTTCATATTTACCAATCAGTCAAACAAAGCGGTATTGACACAACTAAAACTTGCCAGCACCGATGGGTTTATATACCAGTTTGGGCGAGAGAATCTATCAGGAAATATGTATCTAGCCTGGATGAATATGATTTTCTTTTCGTTAATTTAGAGGGGAATATTATTAGGGACAGAAAACCTCTTTATAAGAGATTTAAAGCTATTCACCAAGAAATGAAAATCCCTCTCCAAAGAAGAGGCTATGCTGCAAGAGATATATACACCTGTCGGCATACCAGAGCGTCCGAATTAATAAGTCAACCTAACACTGCTGATGCTGAGTGTGCCAAGGAACTAGGTCATGGGGTAGGTGTGTTTCAGAGGATATACGGACATTTCATAAATTCTTTCTCAGGAAAGAAGGATCGATCCCATTTAGACGGTGTTCCAGTGCAAAATCATGGCCTACATCTGGTCGAATGAGGTAAGAAACCGTTACAAAACCGTTACCAACGGCCTTCATAAAAACCTAAATCATTGATTTTATAACAAGAAAAGTGGCGTCCCCTAGGGGTTTCGAACCCCTGTGATGACCTTTTCTGTCCGTCTGTGTCCTTTATAACTAATTGATATTATTAAAGTTGCTAAGTCGGTGATGGGTGTAGATGGACAGAGATGGACAACAAAACCGTTACCAAAAACCGTTACCTCCATTGCCAAAATTACCGCCCTAATAAATTTCGCTTTATCTATACGTTGGGAGGGTTATCGAGTATTAGCCCCGAACAATCCTGTTGTTACTGGTGCTCGTAAAACTTGCGGTATATTGAATCCTGATCCCGCTGCTCTGACAAGGTCTGGACGATTTCGCATTCTATTTATTTTTGCCATCGTACCTGGTCTGTATAAACCTCTACTAGCCATAAGAGCGCCTGGTACACCAATGGCTCCGGGCAATCCGAACCCAGCACCTCCAAGAGCGGCAGAGCCACCACCCACAAGTTGCATCAAGGCTTGTCTGTCTGCTGTACCCGAATTTGGCATCTTGCTTGGTAAGACGCTTTGTCCCGATCTGCCAAAATCTTGTAAAGGCATATTACCTTTGGCAAAACTTAATTTGTCTGGTGATTTGTCAGATTTTTTTATACCAGAGAGAAGCTGGCTTGGCATGAAAACGCCTTCATTAGTTGCGGCTGAAGCGGTTGCGTTTCTGACCCCTCGCATATTCCTATGTGCCAAGTTAGCAGATTTCAATAACTCTCCAAATTTGCCAGATGTTCGCGCAGCCATTTCGTTCATTGCGGCAGAGGTATCAATAAGAGCTTGTCCTAGTTCCTCGTCTGTTTTTAAAATTTTAAACCCACGATCTCGCAACGTTTTCTGCACATCACCCCAAGCACGACCCGGTATGCCGCTTGCTTTGTTAAGATTAAATTGATTATAAAATTCTTTGGTCATCTGATTTTTGTAATCTTTTCTTGAGCCATCTTTAATAATACTGCCTTGAATATTAAAGAACTCATCAGCTAACTGTTTTCCAGAATCACCCTCAATCTTGACTGTAGGCAGCGCCTTATAAGCATCGTCATAAACATTAGAAATAGCGGTATTGGCTTGATCAAATCCCTCAAATCCAATTTTTGTTACAGTGCTATCAATTGGTTCTAACGCATTGTTTAAAGTAGCACGATTAAACCCTTCTATACTTTGCATTCTCGCATCAGTAATTTTCGGACCTAGAAACGGTACAGAGGTTGCAGCATCCTCCACTGTTTTAGGTAAGCCGCCTCTAAACTGCCCTGGCGTCAATGGAACGCCTCGGTTTGTCAAATCTGCAACAGCTTTAGACGGCAGCGCTGGATTTAACAATCCCCTCCCCGCTGCTGTTATTCCTTGACCGAGCAGATTCCCACCTAGAGCGGTAGTTCCGTATAGGAGACTGTTCAATCCTCTAGTCTTAAGATCGTTTTTTTGTTCTGTTGGTTGTGCAAAACCATAGGCCGCCCCGGCTCCAAACACAGCGGGATTTCTTGTTGCCAAAGCTAAAGGCGCTGCACTTGCAATTGTACCGACTGTATCGCCTGTTTTATAACCTGGATACATACTCGGTGTTAAAGCGTATTTTTGTACGCTTTGATTAAATTCTCGCGTATCAGAAGCTCTTGGTAACTTATCTGTATCTAAACCAACAACACCTAACATTTCATTTAATGTCTGACCTAACCCAATTCCTTGGCGCTTAAAAGCATCAGAGAAACCTTGTGCGGCAAAATTAGACTGCTCCATCTCCGGTTCTGGATTTACAACAACAGGCGCGCTGCCTGAAGCGTAAGGAGTATCTATCGCATCTTGCACTTGTGCATTTATATTTGTATTTAAATCAGCCTGACTTTGTTGCGTCATCACTGATTCATAGATGTCAAAACCTGTGTCAGAAAGAGCAGCTAAATCCCCGCGTTCAATCGCATCGAAATCAGCGTCTGTTAAATCACTTAAACTTGCCATTAATTTAACCCTCGCGCAGCGTTCCTTCTTTCTCTTTCTTCTTGAATTAATCGTAGCGACTCGTCCCTATCCACTGGATTATCTGCACCTCTACCGCGTAAATCGCTTGGGTTAACTAAAGCATCAAGCTCACCTTGAAGGAAGTCTTGCAATGACTCTCTAGCATTTGGGTCATAATAACTGATACCGTAATCTTGCTCGAAAGCATCTGTAACTCTTCCCCAAGATTCGGTAATTTGATCTTCTACTCGCTTTAATTGTGCTCGAAATTGATCTTCAGACTGCGCTAAGTCTAAGCTACCTAATGAATCTGTCAGAAGTTTGATTTCGACGTTGGAAACGTTACCTAACGCACCGCCAGTTTTTGACATGTCTCTCATTGCTTGTAATTTATCAAAACCAACATTAGCGCGAATAGCCGATATAGTCTCTTTTAGGTCATAAGCGTCAGTACCTTCAAGGTTTGCTATTCGAGCGCCAGCAAAACCTGTGGTCCAGAAACCAGTTTGATTACGAGCCTGTTCAAACAACCCGTTAAGTAAACCTTGCTGTGCTTCTTTTCCTTCGACTCTTGAAAAAGCATTATTTGCATCGTTCAACGTTGCTGTCAGTTTCTCTATACGATTTTTATCAACCAAAGTTCCCGCCGCAGACTGTCGTCGCAAACGGAGTAATTCTTCTTCTAACTCTCCTTTTGTCAAAATATCAAAATCAATTGTAGCGTTTGCAAACTCGGGGCTTGTATATCGTGCCATCAACCCTTGCGTTTCTCCTTCTACACTTGCACGCGACCTTGCCCCTGCAATCTCACCTTGTGTGTCAACATCTTGACCTAAATTTCCTATTATTTCTGCGCCGTCATGCGCTCCACCTGGACTGTTGTCGAAAAAACCAGACCCGTCAGCCATCGTCAATCCACCCGTCTTAGAAAGTTGTGCCAATCCTAATGAGCCGTCTGGGTAACGAATGTAGATCGGTGTTCCACTTAGATTGCCCCCAGTTCCGGTTTTCATTTCAAATATTGATTGACCGACTGTTTGCCCTGTTTGAGGCGTAAAACCTCCCGCAATGGCTTTTAACTTAGGGTCTTCAATTAAATTTTGTAATCCGCTTTGCATATTCGCAATTGCATTATTAGATCTTATACGATTTAGAAAATCATCTTCATTACCCCTGGTTACATTACGACCAATTCTTCTATCCCTTAGTTGTGCTGATAACAGTCCTCGTTGCTGGCTGGGCGACAAATCCATTCCAGGAACGGTCGGAAGCGTTGCATTTCTAGCGATTAAATCACCAATACCGCCACCTACACGCTCTAAACCCGGCACACCCTTTTCTAGCGCATTACCAATTTTTTCAAATATATTAGTCATATTTTTTACCCAAATAATTTATTAGGATCGCCAAGACCTTTTACATAGTTATATCCATCGCCAATCATACCTGTAACACCGCTTCCCGCACTCCTAGCAGCACCAACCATGCCAGGTAGCATCAAGAGCGCATCTAAATCTCCGCTAAAATTCGTGTCTTCTTTTGTTATCTCTTTTTGATTTTGTGGGCTGACTTGGAACATTTTCAAAAGATTATTAATCATCTGATCGTCGTAAGCGTAACCTTGCAAATACTGATTAAAGTCAAAATCAAGTTCTCTTTGAGATCGTGCAGCATCTCTTTCACCTAAATCGGCAAAATCACCAACGTAATCACGATAAGCATCAGTGCCTTGACCAAATGCTTGCAACAAATTATCTCCAGCCGCTAATTGATTTAATGCTGTCTGACTTTGTGCTAATCGATCTTGCTGCTGATTGTTAGCTGCAAGTTGTGCCGCAATACTCATGCCATCTCGAACCGTTGTCGCATCGGCTGCTTGATTCCTTATATCTGCATCCATCGCTCTGTCTGCGTCCTGACCATACAAAGCAGCGGCCTGATCAAATCCACGAGAACGTAAATCAGCAGCTACACGAGCACTTGCGTCTAATGCGGCGCGGTTAGTTTCTGCGTTTACGAGAGCCGCCCTGTCCCCACCATAAGCACCAGCCAATGTCGCCGCGCTATTATTTTGAAGATTTTGCATTTGTCGAGCACGTTCGATATCACCGAGCGCAGTATCAACTACTTGTCGATTGTATGGATTTATATACTGATCAAGGTTGCTACCCGCAAACTGTCCAGCAACTAAATCTTGGATATTTTGACGACCGCCAGTTGTTAAGGTATTGGCAGAACTCCCAACGTTAGTCGCAGTCGGGTTAGTTAAATTAATATTAGAAATACCTGTCGCATAATTTTTTGCAGCATCGAAAATATCTTTACCGGGTATATTCTGATAATTATTACGAACCAATGCACCCAGATCCGTTTGATCTTGATTGAGCGGTGCAAATCGAGGATCAGTATATGGGGTATAACTTTGATTCAATCGATTTAAAAGTGAAGAGTTTGCATTTTCACTACCAAGAAGACTTTGTGCGCGCCCTCTTAATTGCTGATCTGCCTCTCTTTCAACTTCTGTTTCTTGGTTAAACATTCCGTCGAGAAAACCCATGCCGCCTCCGGTTGTTGATTGTTCTGTCGGTATTTCTGGTATTTCTGGTATTTCTGGTATTTCTGGTATTTCTGGTATTACAAGATCATCAGGAGGGATAACAGGGTCATCAAGAGAACCACCCCCAGGATCAACTCCAGGTCCATTACCAGGTCCATTGCCAGGTCCATTGCCAGGTCCATTTGCAGGTCCATTCTCAGGTCCATCATTAAGTCCATCACCAGCGCCGGGATCACCGCTACCCGGTAAACCAGTGCCAGGGACTTGCCCATCCGCATCAAATGCACCGCGTGGTCCACCCATCGGACTGCGTGAAAGAATATCTACAGCGTCTTGATTGTCTGGCATTGTTCTTAATATTTGGAAAAGAACATCAAGCGGAAAGCCGTTCCCATCACCGTCAGAATCATAATTATCTGCGATCTGCTCTGCTGTTAACTCTCTATCGTTTGCTCCACGCAAAATAACATCACGAGCGCCATCGGTGTCATCACCATATAAATCACCAATTTGATTAACGACCTCAGTCGGTGTAGCACCACTGTCGTAAATGGTTTGTGTTTGTTGATCTAACGTTGGAAGAGTTGCCTGAGTTGGGGCAGTTGGCAATGTACCCGCAACAGGTCTTGTGTTGTTGTTACTAGCATCGCTAAAGATATTCCCTGCCACCGTTCCCATCGCAGAATCAGAGAACGGTTTAAACTGTCCGTAACTTCCAATTTGATCAGCAATATCATTTGCACCGAGCTCACCCGCTCGATTCATTAAATCTACAAATAACTCTTCACGCCCCTCGGGCTCACCGTTTTGATCGGCCAGTAAAGTGTTTAAGTTTTGCTGTATATCGTATGTATTATCCACATAGGGTTCAGGATCCCCGCCAAATATATCGCCGAGCTTTTTGCCAACGTTATAAATTGAGGACGCTACCCCTATCGGACCCCCAAAATTAAATAGCCCTTTTGATGCTGTTTCAAACAAAGACATTAAATTGCCGCCGTTGAGAGAGTCCCAGAGTTATCAATACTTATTGAGTATCGAGTACCATTGGGGCTTGTTAATATTATATTGGCAGTACCAACCTCAATGTCCTGATCTCGTTTATGATTTGCTCTGTCGGCTTGCTCAAGCGAAAAATTATCACTGGCACGCTGGTTAGGATCATACGTTGGAAGAGGTCTGGATAACTTCATCGTCCCGCTCCAGGGTCAACGTTTAAACGGATATTTCCATATCGCCAATCCGTTAGTGTGTTTCCGGTAATGCGGAGTCGTACCTGGCGTGCAGTTAAACGAATCGAGGTAGGGTTAGCCATAGAAAATGGGCCAGTAGATGTCTCTGTCGCTGTGGGGTAGTTTGCCGTTTTAAATGTGACTGTGGTGCTGCCCAACGTCTTCTCATCAGGTATCAATTCTTTGACGTTCATAAAGCGATCACCGTCGCCGATTTCTAGCGCACCGCTCTCCGCGAAAGGCGTGTCTGAGGAGTAATTAAAGCCTGTCTCGTGCTCGTAAATATATCGGTCTGAACTGGCCCAAATAGGGTTTTGAAAGCTACCAGCGTCCACTCCCGAGGTTCTAGCTAATGAACCTACCGTCCACGTTCCATTCTCAAAGTTATAAGCAACATAACTATCTATTTCTAAGCTCGAGCTCGAAGGATAGAACCACCAAATCTCGTTGTACTGACCATTAACAACAGCCCACACTTTAGATCGTTGGACTTCATTCATGTTCGTGAAAACGTAGTCACTGACTTCTGAAGCAATAGGAACTGTATATCCACCGTCATATCTAAAGAATGATTTCTCACCCATCCAGAAAGCGGCTGTACCTGTCACAGCAACGGCTTTAGCGGCAATTATTCCGCAGTTGGACCCTACCCTTTCGGGTGTGTAATAGAACGGTGAGCCGACGTATGAGAGCGCGTGTGCGTCACTGTCTGTGATGACTAATACTTGACCTCGCACCACGATCCCTGCGCGAATCTGACCGTCTGACGCAAGCTCAATTGACCCGGCCGAGTTAGTCGCTGCTGGTGTCCAAACGGTTTCTGCCTCTTGCGAGCTCCACTGGACTTTACGAGTCGTACCGCCAGCACCTAAACACATCACATGGCGCTCATCGGTTACGAGAACTGCTTGATTGTTCACCGGAGCATTGGTTAATTGTGCAGCCACAACATTAACGTCGTTTTGCCAATAATAAATCTTGCCGTCAGTGGTATTACTAGCAACCGTATTCGCACCAAAATTATCAATGGTCCATGTCGTACAAGGATCGTAAGTTTGGTTATCGGGTCTGGGCGTGCCGTAGGTTGATTCGCCATAAAATTGACTGCCGTAGCCAACCTGAGACGTAGCGTCTGTTTGCCCTGCCGTAATCCCTGCCGGGGTGATGTCGGTTTGAGATTTCCCCTCGGCATAGACATATAAATTAGAGGTTGTGCCTACTATGACTCTGCGATTATTTCCATTGTCGTAATAAGCGTGCATTCCTCTCGATATGTCTGAGAACTGACTGCTCGACATTGTTTGCCAGCCGCCAATCGGTCTTAAAGAATTTTCAAACCAGCGTACCAGGTTAGCGTCATGCCAACGTCCAGAGGCTTGGTAGATTGTTCCGTTTTTATATAACCCTGGTGGTATATCAAGCGTGACTAATGCCATATTAAATTCTCAGTATAAAAATAATCATCAGAAATAAAATGATAAGCAGCCCACCGAGCACGGAAAAGGCAATTAAATAATCTTGGATTTTTTTCTGCTTTGCCTTTTTTTTTGAAGCAGCTAATTTTTTAGCCTGTAGTTTTTTTTCTTGTGCAGCGGATTTTAGGTCTCGATCACGCTGGATCTTTTTAGCCTTGAGCTTAATCTCGGCCCATTTGGGTGATTTACCTTGCCGGGAGTAGTGAGCGCCGATACGCGCCATCATTTTTTCAATCCGCTCTTCTTGATCAGAAACCGAGATCGCTTCTTCTAACGCAGATCCAAAAAACAAATCATCGTTGCCGTTTTTTTTAGCCTCATTTATTTTTTTTTCTACTACTTCTTTCGATTTAAAAAAGCCCCGGATTTCGGCGCTCATTTGATCGACTTCTTTTTTCTTTTCGATACCTTTGTGCACGAGTGTAAAAGCCGTATCAAGCGCTTTTATAGCGATAGCAATTTCTGCGATCATAAATCACCTCGTGTTTATTTTGGGTATACGAACTCCTGGCTAATTAGCATCCAAAGGATCTTTTTTTAACGTTGGGGAGAATAAGTTTTAAGGGGCTGTAGGCCAATCATCGTCAGCCAGATTAGGAAAGTCTGAGTGAGTAGTAATATCCCTCAAGGCTTGTCTATAGCTAGTCATTGCGTCAGTCATAGTGACATCGGACATACCAGTCCAGTCCGTATCAGCAAGTAAACCATCACGCTTGGTTCTTACCGCAGCAGCAGCTTCAGCGTCTAGTCTTGCTTGGTAGGCTGTCTCATGTTCTGCCTTAGT